AAGTGATCGCGACAGGATTTTAAAACAACACTGTAATAACAGGGGTTACAAAATGTTTTGTGTCACTATTGTGACAACAGCAATACTTCTTTTAGCTTTTTTTGGATGCTTTTATTGTCCAGAGCGATTTCCAAACGTTCTTCAAAGTGATCTTGTTTAGTCTTCTCCTTTGCATAATGAGTTGGGGAATCAGCTTTATAAAAATTATTATATTTTGGTAAGGTTCCAAATAGAAGATATTCAAAATTTAGTTTCCTCCCTTTTGTGACTTCATAAATATTATCCAAGAACAATTCAAGGTTATGGGTCGAGATACCTGTCTCGCGTCTAGAGGCCTGTTGAAGAATACCTTTTGTCATTCCGCATGCGCGTTCTATAGATGAGACTGTATAATTATTGTCAAAAGCTATCTCTATCATTCTTTTTACAATTCCATTCTTTTGCATAGTTCTTAGGTTTTAAATGTTAAATTATGCGACATATGAGTTATTTGTGAGATAATATTATTTATATTGACTACATATGTATTATGTTTGTGTGAGTCAAACGCAACTAACGTGCAAATATAACGCAATTACAAGTGCGACAATAATATCAAAACCACACATATCAATGGCTATACAAAAAGAGGACAAAGAAAAAGTGAAAAAACTTACTGGTTACAACTACACTAAAGTGTTTCTAGAGTTTTTAAAAAATAATAACATCTCAAATAACAAGGGCAATCCATACTCAGCAAGCCATATCCGTAGATATTTTTCAACAAGTACCAATGGTTCACTACAATTAGACGATTCATTCTTAGAGTTTTGGGATGCTATTTCCAAAGAAAAGAAAAGTAATGCCACGAGGATTCAAAAGCTCTCCGACAAGACATCGGAGCTCTTAAACAATTAACCTTTAATAATTTAAACTATGCAATCTCAATTATTTTACAAAACACCAGCAGGTGTTTTTCCAAAGGATCAAAGAGCGAACATTTTCGCAGACCCCAACACATTAGATCTTTATTTTTTGAAATCCGGCAAGGTTTCAGATTTTTCAGAACTATCCAAGGAATACAAAAGACAAATTCTTAAGCGACTATTGTCGGACCCTTGCGCTATGGCAGATTTAGGAGGCCTTGGGTTTACCAAAGCTTATGAGCACTATTCCAGATGTATGTTTGGCTCTTTAGATCATGTAGAAGATTTCTCTAAAGAAGGACAGCTGGGCAAGCCAGATAATTATAGATGTTCGGATAATTGCCGATGTATGTTTTGGAAATCAAAATCCATCACCTACAAAAATGAGAAGTTCACTTCCAGACAGCTTGTTTGTCTGGAGCTTATTGCAAAAGGACTTACCGATATGCAAATTGCCGATAAGATGCAAATAACAGTTAATTCTCTTAGCGATCTGAAACGAAGATTACAGAAGAAACTTAATACATTCTGCAAGACTTCTACTGCAGTTCGAGCCATAAAACACAAGCTCGTTAGATAATTTTAACCCTGGCCACTTGGCCGTTGCGATAGGAGCCCTCCGGGGCTTCTTTTTTAATAACCTCGAAATTAAATCATGAAAACAACACCTATTACTTCATACCAAGCTGATTTTATTACAGCCAATTATAAAACTATGTCAATGAAAGATATAACAGAGTTTTTAAAGATTCCTATTCCAAGACTTAGAAAGCACATGGAATTAAATGGATTAACGGTTACTAAAGAAGAAATCCAAGCCATAAAATCTGCTAATTATTTTAAGAATAAAAAAAAGAAGCAGAAATCTAAGTCTGGAAAATACATACCATTTCAATGGATGCCTTATTAACACAAAAACCCAAAAACCATGATAAATCATAAACTTATACGTTCGCATATCAATAGGGCAGAGGCTCATTTAGAGCAACTTCGTAATAGCGATATTTTTACAGATTACGAAAAAGAAATATTAGCTCCACACTACGAAGAACAAATAATGATCCTTAAACAAAAACTTACTTGATGTTCATTAGAAAATCTACCATAGAAAAAGTTGAAGACGTTGCTGATATAGTTGAAGTTATTGGTGCATTTGTTCAGCTCTCCAAAAAAGGCGCCAACTGGTTTGGATTGTCTCCTTTTGTCGATGAAAAATCCCCTTCCTTTTCTGTTTCTATAACCAAGAATTTATGGAAATGCTTCGCCTCGGGAACTTCGGGTGTAGGTGCTCTTTCTTTTCTAATGGTCAAAAACTTTTCATACCCAGATGCCATTAAGTATTTGGCTGAAAAATATTCTATAGAAGTAGAGTATGAGGATAAGGAAGCCGCTAAAAAGTACATGCAAAAGGAAGAGCGAAAAAACGAGCTGTTACCTCTTATGGAATCGGTCACCAAAAAGTTTGAAGAAAGTTTTTGGGCTCTTCCAGAAGATCATCCTGCCAAAATAGAAGTGTTTCAAAATAGAAAATATACCAAAAAGTTAGCCCTAGAATATAGAATTGGTTATTCCCCTGGACGCAAATTTATTTATGATTTATGCGTAAAGCATGGCAAAAAAATAGATGCCATAGAGATAGGTCTTATTTCAGAGAAAGCCGATAAGTGGGTAGACCGTGTCATTTATCCTCTCACACAGATGCACCAGGGTAAAAGTATTCCTATAGGGGTTTCTGGACGCCGCCTTTCAGAAAATACGAAATATTCCAAATGGTTAAATTCTAATAACTCCAAGATTTACCAGAAAGATCGTTTTTGGTATGGTTTGGATAAAGCTCAATCCAGTATTGTAAAATCAAAACAAGCTTGGATCGTCGAAGGCTATAATGATGTAATTGCCTTTCAACGTTTTGGAATCACCAATACTGTATCGTCTAGTGGTACTGCTATAAGCACCAACCAGATAAAAGCTCTTAAAAAATCTTGTTCGCATGTAATATTCTGTATGGACCCAGACAAAGCTGGAAAGCGGGCTATACTTAAATATGTTCAGGAATTCCTTAAAGCTGGTTTTCGTACACATGTGGTCACCCTTAAGGATGGTTTGGATCCAGATGATTATGTAAGAGCTATCGAAGCTGAGGACGAAGCTGCACTAGATCATCTTAAAGAAACAAAGACTTGGACAGATGGTTTTAAATTTCTTATCGACGAAAACAAAACCGATGATGAGATTGAAAACGCTCAGCTGGCCAAAGATTTTGTAAAGCTTATCCATCAGATAGATGATGAAGTGATGCAAGATATATACCTACAGTGGTTGGCCAAAGAAACTGGACAGAAAATAGCTACTATCAATAAGTACATGAAAGCTCAAGATATAGAAGAGCTATTGCCAGATAGAAATACCAGTCGTGAGTTTGATTTGTACGAGCTTCCGGACGAAGTAAAAGAACCCTTGGAAAAGCTACTGCCTACGATACAAAGGTATAGATTGTTCCAAGCCAATAGTATGATCTATGTGCAGTTTGGCGATGAAGCTCCTTATAGATTTAGATCTGTTTCCAATTTTTCTATTGAGATCATTCAGCACATGAACGACGAGAAGTTTCCAAAGAAACTCGTCCGTGTTAGGAATATACACAAGCACGAAAGTGTTTTTGATATGGCTTCAGAAGCTATTAACACGCCCAATTCTTTTGAAAATGCCATTACAAACTATGGCAATTACCAATGGAGAGGGAAAAGAGAAGATCACCAATTGCTTAAGTCTTACCTTTTTGATGGCATGGGGACTGGTAGACAAGTGGAAGTTCTTGGATGGCAACCAGAAGGCTTTTGGGTTTGGAATAACTTGGTTATTACAGAGAATGGCGATAAGCTAGATATCGATAAGAATGGGTGTTTCGATTATAAAGGGGTTGCTTACTACACGCCTTCCGCCAATTCCATTTTTTCAAGTAATCACTATAAATACGATGCACAAAAGCGTTTTATATCCATAAATACCAAAACTACTTTTTTTGACATCGCCAAGCGAACATTCGATGTACACGGCAATCATGGACTTATGGGAATTCTATTCGGGATCTCTTCTATATTTCAAGATATAGTCGTGAAGGAACTTAGTTCTTTTCCTATACTTTTTTTATATGGACCGCCTAGTTCTGGAAAAGATCAGTTAGCTGAAGTTGTGCAGGGTTTTATGGGGATGCCCCAGACTGCAATTAACCTTGAAGGATCTGCGAGTACAACCAAAGCGCAAATAAGAGAATTTGCACAGTTTGGCAATGGGATTTCGCAGCTCTCAGAATATAAGCCTGGTGATCCTGGTATCGATGGTATACTAAAAGGCCTTTGGGATAGAAGAGGCTATAAGCGTGGTAATATTGAAAGCCACGTGGGTACAGATTCTATTCCTATCCTATCCAGTGCTATTATTACGTCCAATTTTTATCCCGACCAAGAGGCTCTTATTACACGTTTAGTTTCAAATTTAATGGACAGGACCACTTTTAGCGAGCAGGAAGACAAGCATTATGCAGAGCTTTCCGATCTTATTAAAAAAGGTTTTAGCGGTCTCACCAACCAATTTATGATTCATAGGAAAGATGTTGAAGACCAGTTCAAAGCACAATTCCGAGCCTTTAAATCTTTTCTGAAGGAGCAAAACCCAAACGTAAATTCTAGGATGATCCAAAATCTTAGTGTTTTTGGGGCTATATATAAGATCACTTCCAACTATATCGAATTTCCATACAATATGGCAGATATAATGAAGGTATTTAGCAAGGTGTTACAGATGCAAATGAACAAACTAGATTCTGCTAGCATTATCAACAGATTTTGGGATTGTTTCTTGGCCTCACTTCGGGGTAACCATACAGATATATTAATTGCCGGTAGAGACTTTAGGTTAGATGGCCAGAAGCTTTACTATTCGTGGACCAATGTGTACAACAAAGTGTCACGCCAGTGGTATATGCAGTATAAGGAAGGTATGCCAAGCAAGACTGTAATGAGCGATGCGCTTAAGAAAGAACCGAGCTGGGTAGATTATCTTAACTCGTTTCGATATTCGCCTGGGGTTTCGTCTTCAGCTTACTGCACAGATCTGTCTGAGCTTAACATCCGTGAGGAGATAGCAATGGCTATTCAGTTTCAAGAGGACAAGGTAAATCCGCAAACAAGTGCCTTTCCACCAGATGGTGACGATTCCCCTGTTACCCCTGAAGAAAAAAATAATAAAGGAAAAAGTTCTGGATTGCCGTTTTGAGTTCCTTACAATCCTACATTTATATAACTTATTAATAATCAATATATTAAGTAGTAAAAAGGTGTAGGAATGCTGTAAGGAAGTGTAAGGAAGTGTAAGGAAGTGGATTCGTGTTCCTTACACTTCCTTACACCTAAACACTATAAATTAAGTTTAACTATTTGATAATGAGTGATGTAGGAAGTGTAGGATTGTAAGGATGATTTCACCCTACCCCTCGACTATAAAAACAATAAAAATCTATAATTATGTTAGGAAAAATTGAAATGAGACTAGCTATTCCAGAAGATTTCAAAATTAGAAATGGCACCAGAGATGAGCTAAAGCAAGGCGCTGTCTACTTTGTACAAGATATGGACCTAGAAGATAAGATGCAGGGATGTTTTGTTTTGTCCTATGCTCAAGACTTAGAAGTATTCAAAGAACTTCTCGAAGCAGAAATGATCTACGTCCCTTTAGTGGATGAAAATTTAGTTGAATTTTTAAAACCAATGTAAAATGTATACACCCAAAGAAATGAAAACCATCGTTTATAATTGCAAGACCATAGATGAGCTTATGCAATCGGTGGTTATTTTTAAGCAGCTGTTTAATGAAAATTTGATTAATACGTACTACAAACTAAGTTTGATGCTGATGATCAATAATAAATTGGATTCCATGTAAAAAAATTTGATCCGAGTAGCGATATATTTCGCTTTTAGTGCGAATATATTCGCAAATAAAGGTAAATTTGATAAACAATAATCCTGTGTTAGACAAGAAGTTAAGTTACAATCCTTACATCTGCGAAGTTTTTCTAAGCTTCGATAAAGATCTAGATCATATAAGGGGTGCAGAGTTATCTCAAAACTTTTTTGATAGCATCCCTCCAGATACATTCGAGGCCATATATGTAAGTAGATCCAAAACTCAATTTCGGGAGAGTTTTCAAGATAATAGATCTGGAGGGTTTTTTTCGCAGCAAGTAGTGATAAGCATGCCTAGATCCGAATATGATCGCAGCACCAAAATAAAGAAACTTATTTCTGCCAGATATGTTTTTTTGAAACTGAGTAATGGATCTGTTTTAGTCATCGGTAGAAACGACCATCTGCAAAATAAAAAATTGAATTGCGAGTACACTTCCAATGAGCAGCTGGCACAATTTCAATACACCTGCAGGAGTATTTTTTCTGCAGGCTTTTTGCAATTGGATGGAGCAGGATTCCCTTACCAAATACCAACACAAACCCCTTAGTATGAGTATTAGAACCAATTATAGCGAATTACAAACCAAAGAAGATAGCCTTGAGCAAATCCTAAGACTTGCTGGTTTACCGGATAAGTTTAAGCTAAGGGCATTTGAATTTAATCTGGTTCGCGCCAAAATAAATCATCTTAAATTCTTACTAGACAATTTAGAGCTTTCTGGAGGAGAAGGTATTGCAGGCTTAGAAATTGTTCTTTTTAGGTTTTGGATTGGTGGCTTTGAACCTTCATCCTATGCTACTTACATCAACGACAAAGATCCTTTCGAAATTTTACCAGGTCAAATACCAAAATTTAGATTTCTCATTTCATTGCCAAACCAGTTGCCCAAGGTTACGAGCTATTCTATAAGAGGAGAACAGCAAGGTATCTTTGGAGAAGGGGGGAGTCGACTTCTTACCGAGGCAGATCTATTTGTAGATTTTGAGCGTAATGCCTCTGCAGATGAGTTAGAAGAAGAGACTGAAACTCAAATAGTAACATTTCCTAATATTTCTGGAAATATAGAAGAGTGGTTACAATCTCAAGATCCCGTTATTACTATTCAACCACAAGATGATGGATTGGTTGTTTTTCGAGGCAAGTTCCTTGGAGAAGACCAGTCTTATTTTTTCGTTGGTCCTCGTGGAGATTATGGAGTAGATGCAGATAATACCGCCTTAGCAGAGCATTTTGAGCCCCTTCGTGAGTTCGATAATTCTATCACAATTGAAGTAGACTATGCTTTAGACCAGAACAGCAACAATCCGGTCCGTAACAAAGCAATATTCGATAAGTTTCAAGAAACCATAGAACTTATAGAAGCGTCCATCGTCACCGAAACTTCAGAACTTATCAATGATGGTGCAGATGGGATTCACCCCTTTATAGATGAAGTAGAGCAAGAAGTAATTATAGGAGGTGTGTACGACAACTTTCAAGTAGAAGGAAATATAATAGTAGCTACAAATACAGATGGAAAAGCTGTATTCACTGGGTTTAATATTTCGGAAGATTACAAAATTATATACCTTATCAACAACTCAAATTTTGAAATTCAAATTGATAATGAAAATTCTAATTCTTTAGAGGAAAATCAAATTTCACTTCCTAATAACACGGCAAGTGTTGGCTTACAAGGGACTACCAAATTTGCATATATTACTAAGGGAGGCTTAAACAAATGGCAAATTATAGATGTCTTTGGTTCTAGGTATATGCCAGAGCATCAAGGTCTAGACCAAGATGCAGCTGTTGTTGTTGGTGAAGGCTCTGTGAGTAGATCCAAACAGATAGTAAATCTTCACGATACCAACGAAGCTATAACGTCAGACACATTAACGGATGCAGAATTAAATGCACTTTACAGAGACTATACAGTTGGTTTTGAAGTGTTTTGTGAAAATGCAGGAACCAATGGAATTATATATAAAAATATTAATAGCACAACTAAGACTTGGAGAAAAATTGTTCTCACATAAAAATATAAAATATGTTTACAGCAGATAACGTCATTTTCGGTTATAAGTTTAATAAGCTCGCATTTACAGTGCCTACACCGTCTTTAACAGACAATACACAAGACCCTCCTGTAACAGGGAGATTCTTTCCTGGTAATACTGGAGGTAATGATAATATTATGGGTACTACTATCGAATTTAGGCTTGCCAGTGAAGAAGCTCAAAAAATACAAGTATCTTGGGGAGATGCAACTTTTGGTGAGTTAAATCTTACTATAGGAACTAACTTTATATCAAAAACTGCTCACCAATATAGTGATGGACTCGATGAACACACTATTGTATTCAGTTTTGAAAAACCAAAAGCAATAAGTAAAATTCAAACTTTAAATGTTGATGTTGGTAATGTAATTCCTAACGATTTAAAAAAGTTTACAGGGCTACAATCAATTGCTTTTGGATTAAGAGCTAATATTGAGCAATTTCCTGCTGATTTAAGCTCTCTTACAAATCTTATAGAATTAAGAGTGTCGGACTCAGATTTGCTTAAAATAGACGATAGTTTGTTTTCTTTACCTTTAAGAAAACTTTCCTTTGTAAATTCAATAGATTTTTCTGAAACAGCTGCAAGTGATAGTCTTGCTAGACTTTCTGAATTTGTTTTTTTAGAAGAACTAGATTTTAGAGATACAACTTTAACAGAGTTTCCATCAAATTTTATAAATAGAACAGGTCTTTTTAAATTAAGTATTGGAGGGAATAACCCATTTACAACTTTACCTCTTAATATACCAATAAGTGTAAAAGAGTTACAAATAGATCGTAAAAGTATACCATTAACATCTTATACAAATTTTGATAGATTAGTAAATCTTGAAGAATTACTTTTAGAATTAACTTTTGACTATGAAAATCTTGCAATTGGAGATGAATTAGCAAGCTGTGAAAAGCTTAAATCAATATCTTATGTAAGAGATGCGGTAATAGTTCTGGCACGGACAAATGCTCATGTAAATAATTTATTTGATTTTGTAGCAACTCGAGGTTATGGAGATATAACTACAGGAGGTTCAGATAAATTCAGAGATATGACTATTTCATTGATTATTGGAGGTAATGCTAATACAAACAATCGCCCATCTGGAACTTATCAAGCTTCAGCAGGTTTTAATAAAAATGTAAGTAATGGAACACCAGCTAATGAACTAGAAAAAGTTTATTGTCTTGTAGAAAATTACGGTCATACTTGGAAAGTAGGAGATACCAACTCGGGAACACAAACATTTTCACCATCATAAATCTTAAAAATAAAAAATATGTCAAAAATAAACGCTGTATTCGTAAGCAAAGAGAAAGTTAAATTCTCTAGTAAATTTAATACGACAATTAACGAAGAAGTTGTAAAAGTCACATTCACAAATATGTATTTAACTGAACATACATTAACAGTTAAAGGTATATGGAGCTTCATAGATGCCCAAGGCAAACAAAGAAAGATAAATGATATTTCCTTCACAATGCCTAATGCTCTAGTAGCTCAAACTGAACACATGATTGGAAGAATAAGTGTAGGTAATATATATCTCTATGCAACAAAAAGAATACAGCAGGTTTTCCCCGCAATTCTCGATCAAGAATACGCTAAAGATCCTCAGTCTAATTTCGGATTACAAGGAGGAGATGTTAGGGTAGTAAATTAATTTGGAATAGATACATAAAACTATAAATGGTTACAATAGAAAAAAATCACCAGCTCCTTCCTTGTAAAATAAGACCATATCTTATCCCTTTTATAGAGAAGGAATTTGCGGTTAAAGACCAGGCGTTATTCGATGGGGTTATGGCTAAGATTGTAGATATTTCTTTGCACAATAGTTTTGGTAAGATCATCCGGATGATGTGTGACAAAGCCTATAAGCCAGAACGAGACCTACAAAAGTTTTCAGTCTTTATTCGGGTTAAAAATTCGTACACCAAAAAACAATGGGAAGGACAAATCTATAAATATGCTTCAGGTGAATATTCTTTTCTTCATTTGCCCAACGAAGGTGTAGAAATTATTAACGATCACTTTGAGGGAATTTTTTCTCAATCTCTTTTATTCTATTTGGAAGGTCACCAAAACGGAGATTCAGAAAAAGGACTTCGTAAAGGCATAGATCTGTTTATGCAAAAATACAGTCTTTACGATTTTGATGTAGATCCAGAAGCCTTAAGACGTGCTTACTACAGATATGTGAATGAGAACAAGAGATTAAGTTTTTTTTGCACCAAAAAATCAAGGCGAAATATCAAGACAAATTAAGTGTCACACTTTAATGAGCATAATGTTAGCAATTTTGAATAGTAAAATTTAATACTATGAAAAACAAAACATCTGTAATACTTACCATTGTACTTGGCATGTTTCTTTTGCCCAATATTATACAATGCTCCTCCAAAGCTGAAAAAATAACTGTGGAAGCAGTTCAAGTAGACTCTTTATCTACAAAAGAAATATACGACCAGATACTAGTTTATTTTGATATTCGCGAGTTAGTAAGTCCTGGCGTTTACAAAAAATTTAAGGACAGAAGCGATTATTTTTTCCTAGCGCGATTTGATATTCGTCTTCTTGAAAATTTATTGTGGATAAGAATAAATGTAGATAAAGGAATTACGATTAACAACTGGATGCACGGTGGTAATCTGGATGAAAGAGGTCTCCGAGATACATCCACGCCAATGCTGCAGAAAAGGGCTCGAGAAAATGATCCTTGGTTGAGTGGTCATGTACTCGCAATGGGCATTGACTATGACGTGAAGGGACAAACAGCAGAAGAGCATAGGGAATGGCTTAGAGAAAGATCTTCTATGCTTCCTTATCCTATCCGATTAATTAGAAAAGTGAACAATAGAGAAATTACATGGGTACACCTAGATGTTTGCGACTTGCCGTATAATCCAAAAGTTTTTCAATTCGACATGTAAAAAAATAAACAGATGAAAATAGATAAAACAATAATCCTTGGTATCATTATCGTTATATTATTTGTTTTGAACATAAAACAATGTTCAGACCCAGATAAAATTGAAACTATTACTGTAGAAGTGCCTGAAAAAAAAGGCAGCTTCAAGCTGAATTATGATGTTTTGCAATTTCCTATTAAACAACAAGATTCTATTATCTACAAGACAAAAGATTCAATAATTTATACAGAAAATAAATTTAATAAAAAACTGGCACAAGATTATAAAGAATTAAAATCTGAATTTGATCGCTATAAACTATTTTTAGAGGCTATTGCTATTCAAAATTATTCTAAAACCTTCGAGGATAGCTATTTGACTGGAACGGTTACGGGTGGAGTCCAAGGCGAAGTTCAGTCCATGGCTTTTGATTATAGATTAAAAGCCAGGAAAGCACAAACTGATATGAAGATGAAAAACTATCAATTTGTAATTGGGCCATCGGTTGGAATGACTTATAGCTCATTAGGTGGTTTTACGCCATATATTGGTGTAGGATTAACTTATACATTAATCAGGTTCTAATATTGCGACATATGTATTATATTTACTGAGTAATTCTCATGTTTAATTTTGTTTAAGTTTAAGGCTCTCCTAGTGAGAGCCTTTTTTATTGCTTAAAAACGTGTCACACGACTAGACCGACATATATCGCATTTTTGATAAACAAATGTAGATTATGGACGTTAACAAAGCATTATTTGAAATTTCCCGAGGAGAATGGGCTTTCCATGTAGACTCTCTTTCTCTATGGCTTCCTACCGCTGTAAATCTTATTGAGCGTAATGCTATAGAGCTTCCTACTACTCAAGAAAGTGCTGGTATTACTTTCCTTAACGAAAGTGGAAAAGCTGTAAGCGCTATGGATGTGATAGAAGAAAATACAAGACAAGAAGTTGTCGCTGTAGTTTCCGCTATCGGTCCCATGATGAAGTATAGTGGTCTTTGTACCAAGGGAGCAGACTCTCTTATTAATGAGATGAAATTGGCCATGGATCTTCCTGCAGTAAAAGCTATAATTTTAAATATAGATGGTCCAGGAGGAAGTGTTTCTGCTGTTTCCGCATTTCAAGAATTTCAACCGCAAAAGACAAAGCCTATTGTGGCTCTTGTAGATTTATGCGCCTCTGCACATTATTGGGCTGCTTGCTTAGTATCAGATCACATCATGGCTAGAAATTCTATTTCAGCTGAAATAGGTAGCGTAGGGGTAATGGTTTCTTTTATCGATAACAGCGAAGCTCTTAAAGAAAAAGGATATAAAATCCATGAGATTTTTGCACCAGAAAGCGAACACAAGAACAAAGCATTTTTATTAGCTAGAGAAGGTAAGTACGATATGATTAAGGAAGATTACTTGTCCCCATCTGCCAAGAAGTTTCAAGCAGATGTTCGCGCAGCTCGTCCTAACCTTATAGAAGAGCTAGGTGTTCTTACTGGAAAAACCTTCAAGGCAGAATTGGCAGAAGAATATAACATGATAGACAGTATTGGCAATATGGGAAAGGCAGTAGAACGCGCTCTTTTACTAGCCGAAATAAGTGAAGTAACTAATTATTAACCCCCAATAAATATATTAAAATGAATCGATTAAGCAAGACTATTGGTTTTCTCTGGGCTATTTTGGGGATTCAAAAAACCCCCATAAAAGAGGGTAAATTGGATCTCTCAAAAGACCAAGAAGATAAGATCATCGAGGCACTCGGTGAGAAAGACTTCAAAACTATGGTTGAAGCCATAAACAAAGAAGCAAAGAACGTACTAGACGAAGAATCGAGTAAAAAGCTTATAGAAGATGCTCGAGCAGAATTTAAAGCAAGTTTAGAAGCTTCTGGCTATAGCGAAGAAGAAATTCGCGATATGGCGAATAAAGGATCTGCAAAAGATGGTAAAGGCGATACGCCTAAAGCCAAGAATGGAGAAACTCCATCTACAGATGCAAGTCTGGAAGGCCTTATCTCAGATTTTAAAGCCTACCAGAAAAGGACAGACATAATGATCGCCAAGCTCATAGAAGATCCTGAGCCAGATCCAGTGATTCCACTTAATAAAAATGGAGATATGAAGAATTTAAAGCACTCTGCCACACATCTTTTTGGTGATGGCCAAGCTCTTAACGAATTCACAGGCAGACCATGGAACCAAAGAGCAGCTGGACTTACCAATAGTCTAACTTCTTGGGATGGCACAGCTGGGGAGATCAACCTGCAACGTCTTAATGGCGATGTTGAGCTTTTCTACAGAGAAAACCCAAGCACTATAGAATCTCTACACAGAGATATGATTGAGCTTCCAAGCTTTTGGCAAACTAGGTTTGGTGTAAAAGACAGAATAAGTGATGGTAAAATAGTTTCAGACGAGATTACACAAGCAAGAAAATTGCCTTGGTTAGCCAAAAACAACCAAAGAATCCAGCCAGAAACTCGTGAAATATTTGATGTTAGTATCGATTTAGAATGGGTAGGAGACGATTTACAAAAGTATGAGAAAAGCTGGTTACAAGGTATAATGAGCATGGAAGGATCCACTCCTTACAAGATGACGTTCGTTCAGTTTTTGGTGACAGAGCTTATGAAAAAAGCTAAGGCCGAGGATAGAATGTCCGCTATAAAAGGCGTTTATGTTGCTACACCAGATGATGCTACAGTAGCCGGTAGAGCTATTAACCGCCAGAATGGTTTACTTTATCAGCTGTACAAAGGCGTCTATATAGACAAGAAAGTAAAAGTGCCTTCTATTGGTTTACCAACTCCAGAAAACATCGTGGATTACGCACAACTTGTTATTGAAAAAAATATAAAAGAAGAAAGCAAAGAAGCTTCCAATCTTGTGTACTATATGCCAAAAGATCATGAGAGATGGTACAAAACGAGATATAGACAATTAAGAGGTGTGGAAAATGATTTCACATCAGAGGATCGTCTCACCATAGAGAACTACGAGAATATACGTATTGAGCCGTTGCATGATCTTAATGGTACAAATGTCCACATTATTACGTTCGATGATAATATCGAAATCATGGAAGATGTCCCTAACGAAAAAGGATTATTAACTTTTGAGAGACTTAAGAGAATTATCTATGGCCATGCAGACTATAAGTTTGCTTGTGCATTTATTCACTTAGGTACAGAAGTAACAGATGATGATCCAGATGCCTTCAAGGTGCAAACCGTATGGACCAATGGTGTTTTCCCTTTCAAGAGCGATTTCTACATTCCTTTTCATGACGATAAGTCTGGAAAATTGAAGGTTACTTATTCTAATTTAAGCATTGTACCTGGTTTCGAAACCGACATTGCGACTTTGGAAAAAGCCAACCTTTTTGAAGGACAAACTATAAGAATAAGAGGAAACACATCTGGGGTTACGTCTAGCGTGAAAAACAATGCAAATTTTGATTTGGCATCTAACGCAGATTACGATCTTAGTTCTGGCGGTACATTAACCTTGGTGGTTACTGCTGGGCTTACGCTTAGAGAAGTTAAGAGAACCACAGAAGCAGTAAATACTCCTGCAGAAAACTTCACTTTCAATTCTGCTACAGTAGATCTACTTGATGGTATTACACAAATCTTTAATGGTGAGGCAACGACCCTTACAGGAATAGAAAATGGAACAGAGCAGCAAAAATTAACTCTGCTTAACTCTGGTGAAGCTAACTTGACTGTAAATAATATTGCAGGAAATGTTTCTGTAGTTACAGAGGCGGTTGTTAAGCCAGGTGATACTTTGGTATTGACTCTTATTGATGGAGTATTTACAGAATTCTCTAGAACAATAGCATAATAATTTATAGGCAAGGCGGCACCAGTCGCCTTGCTTTTAATTTTTAACACACAAAAAACAATGAAATTAATAGATAAGGACAGACAGAAATCTAGTCCAGGAGGACCAGTTGCTAAGTCGCCTTTCATTACTATAATGAAAGTTGAAGATATTGCTTCAGCACCTCAAGCTAATGCTTTAGGGGTTTTGCTAGAAGGATTATTTGAGATGAAGCAAGGAAAAGAACCCTTTAAAATGTACAATACAGGTTCTTTTCAAAACTTCGGTTTTGAAACTGATGGAGATGAGGATGCCGCGAGCATTCAAAAAACACTTTCTACACGATTCCCTGGGGATGGTTTAGAAATAAGAGAATTTATTGGTGGACAAATGGATATCGAGGCGATTGTTCTTTTTGGCGGTGGTTCTGCACTAAAAAGTGTAATTGGTTCTTTACTTGCGCCAATTAAGATGAGAGCTAATCTTATTATGGACAACGACACCACTCATTACGAACTCACATTCTCCAACATGAGTAACGATAATCTTATGCCTGGGTTATTTGCTGGACCAGATCCTGTTGCTAATGTTTTTGAAGCTGCAGCTGTAGATCTAGAATTCTTAATCGCCAATGGTGCCCTGGTAAAACTACCAAGCTCTTCATCTGGTGAATCTGTAGGTATTACAGATTTCGATCTTACTTCTGGAACCTTTGTAAGCGTTATAGGTGGCGGTGGTGCAGATCCAGCAGTTATTTCTGATGCTGCAGGAACAGACGCTAAGTTTCTTCTTAAAGATGGAACGAGCTTTATCGGTCTGGACAATGCTAGAATCACCTTCGAGGTGTTTATCGCAGGAACAGATACGTTCTTAATTGAGCGTTCGCGTTCATAGAAACAAAGTAAACTTTATAAAAGCCACTACACATTCTGTAGTGGCTTTTTTGGTTGTCACACCTTACAGTCTTACTTATGGGCATCTTTGAGATCTAATCACTAATATTATTAATAAGCCTTATGTTATGGAAAAGAAAAAAGTAGTAAGTATCCTAAGGGATGAAAAACAAGACAAGAGACAAAAGTTCTCCACGTTGCTTATGGCGCTCAATCAAGCCCCAGTGAAAAACTTTGCACTTACCGCGCATTACAATAGAGTGGGCTACTCAGACAAGAACTTAAAAGCTATCGTCTACGATGTCAAAAAAGCTTACAGCATATCACTGGCAGATCTGAATGCGTTTGAAAAAACACCGGCTAAAAAAGCTCCTGCTCCAAGTCAAGACGATTCCAATTCAGAAGAAAAAGAAGTAGAAGAAACTAAGGCGGATAAAGAAGAAGAGGAAGACAAGTTACAACTTGAGGAGTACAATCAACAGCTTAAAGTTATCGATATCGAAAATGCAGAATACAACGATATTAAAAAACTTGCTTTTGGTTTAGCCAACGAGCTTAATATCGATTTTCCAAACAAAAGGGCAGAAACGCTTAAAGCATTTTTGACTGAGCAAAAAAAAAGCTTGGCCAACGAAGCATAAGAGAGCTATTTCCATTTCTTAATAAGCCGAACGTTCCGGACAAGCTCAAGATTTTGACCTCGGATATGATTTCGGCTTTTATATTTGTAAATGAGAATAGAAAAAAACTTGTTCTAGATCTAGAAAATAAATCTTTTAGCCCAGAGGATTCTTTTAAAATTGCCCAAAGTATAGTCTTGGCGTATCAAGAAAATCAATTGGCATTTAATGAGCTTTTGCATTACCAGGAGAAAGGGGAGATATTGGGTAAGCATTCTATTTTTGACGATGAAAACCTTAGGGCTGGCATTACTAATATGTGTGATCTAGACGCCCTGAAGCTCTACAAAAATATGAGTTCTCAAATCTCTAGGTTAAGGACTAAACTAAAAGTAGATCCTCTAGATGAAGAGGCTCTTAGAAACTTAAAATTAAAAGAGACTAAACGCCAACTTCTAAAAACTAAGCTCAATGAAAAACAGATTCTTTGATTTGCAGCAACTGCCAAAAGAAGAGGCGAAAGATGAGATGTCTTCTGTCTTTAAGTCCAAATACATCAATAAGCATTTTGAAAAAATAGCCCATCTGGACAAAGATCTCAAAAGGCTTCCTACTGTGGAAGAGTTCTTTTTTTTGCAAACAGACAACTCTTTTAATGCGTTTACTTTTATCCCCTTTATAGCTCAAAATCATAATATACAGCATCTTTACATTTGTACATATTCTATAAGTAGAAGGGTTATAGACGCCTTGATAGAACTGTACGATAAGGGCTACTGCGACCAAATCACTTTAATGATTTCAGATTCTCTTATTAAAAGAAATCCTACCACTATGGAGCTCCTAGCAGCCCAGGTAAGTAGTAGAGCAAATTTTATTGTCAACTATTCCTGGTCACATGCCAAAGTCACACTTATTAAGACGCAAGATGCTTATTTTGGTATTGAAGGATCTGGAAATCATAGTGAAAATGCCCACTACGAGCAGTACCTATTTTATAATTCAAAAGAAACTTATGAATTCAGAAGAAAGATTTTTACCGATGTTAAAATCAGAGCTAAGGCTATCGGAGGAGCAATACAGCGAAATTGAAACACTAGCAGCTGCAAACTATGCCCCAAGAAGCATAGCAAAGTATTTGGGTGTCAACGAGACCCATTTTATAAAAGAGTGGAAAATAAATACCTCCCTAGTAAGGCATCATTATGACAAAGGGTTGCTCGAGGCAGAATTTCTCATTGCTGAAGGACTTCTTACCCATGCCAAAAGTGGAAATATTACTGCAGCACAAGAATTTAAGAAAATAGCAAGAGTGCAAAGGGTAGAAAATTTAAAGAACGACATACTATTTGGCCATGAAGATTGAAGATATCACTCTAGAAGACATACAGGACTTTATTCACAATGGAAGCCGTAAGGACGCTCCTAGTGAGGTCGTGGAAACACTATCTAAGCTAGAGAAAATACATGGCATGTATTTGAGGTGGCAAAGTAGAGATCACATCATAAAGCATTTGGAAAAAGTAGATGGTTATTCTTACTATCTCGCCAACAAGTGGTACGATATGATGACGGAGTATTTCTATGCAGAGCGGCAAGTCAGCAAACAAGCTCACAAGAATAGATTAGCAGAAAAGCTAGAAAATGGAATAACACTCGCCCTGAAGCTTGCAGAAAGCTCCAAGGATGTTGTTATGGCTTTAGGTAAAATAAAAGACATCGCAGAAATACTAGAAATCAATAAAGAAGATGCCATGGAGTTTCCCGAAGAACTTTTGGCCAAACCCTTCAAAATGTATTCTGTAGATGCAGAATTCTTGGGCCTACCAAAACCAGATAGGTACAAGCTGGCAAGATTTATAGATGAATATCCAGAATTGAGCGAAAAAGAACGAAATTCTTTAAGAGAGGAAGCAGATTTATTGCCTTTTAAATTATTTAAACCAGACCATGAAAACCCAAGGTTACAAGAAAAGTAATACAGAGAAGCGTTACGCTACCGTAATAAAACAAGTTATAGATCTATCCAAGCCACAACACGTAAAGATTGTAGCTGGCCGTGGTACTTCCAAAACTACAGATATTCTAGCAGATAGAATTATGGATGTTTGTTATGAAATGCCCAGAGCTCGCTTTGCCATAGTGAGTGTTACTTATACAAATGCTTTAGAAAATGTTGTGCCTTCTATTCTGGAAGGCTTCAATCGTAAAGGATGGATAGAAGGCGTTCACTATGTTACAGATGTTGCACCTCCAGATCACTTTCAAAAAAACTACAAGCCTGTTCTCAAATTTAAGCATACTATATCCACCTACTTAGGAAATTTGATAAAGCTTGGCTCCTTAGATCAGGTTTCTTCTGTTGCGGGAGATTCTTATCAGCATGTATTTGGTGATGAAGCAAAATATCTAAAATCCAAAAAGCTCAACAAATTAATGCCTGCATTGCGAGGGTTTCCAGAAGCCTCCACATCTCCTTTTTACCTTGGCACCACATTTACTACAGATATGCCCAATGTCACCATGGGCGATCAAGATTGGATATTGAAAGGGGCTAAAGAAATGGACCAGGATAAATTCTTACATGCCTTACAAGTGGGTATCGTCATAAATGAGATTCGTATAGAAATGAAAGAGGCTCATGACAAAGGCCATTATGATAGGGTAAAGAAACTCGATAAAAATCTCGTACGATGGATGGAGCGTCACAACAGAGTAAGAAAGAGTCTTACCTTTTTTCATATAAGTTCCTCTTTGGCCAATGCAACCATTTTGGGTGCGGACTATTTTATCAATTCCCTTAAGGATCTAGGACAAGAAGAAGCCAAGGCCAGTATATTATCCTTCAAGCCCAATATTGAAAAAGGAGAGCGTTTTTATATCAATTTGAATGAAGATCACTTTTATTACGATGGTGTAAATAATCAATTTTACGAGAGTAAAAAACTTACCGAAACTTTTGAAGCTTCCTCTTTAGCGCTTAGATACCTAAATCATAAAGCACCTATAGAAGGAGGTATGGATTTTGGAAACCAGACCAGTTTGGTAATGGGCCAGGGAAACGATCGGCTTTATAGAATAATTAAGGAGTTTCACACCCTTGCCCCGGAATCTAGCAAGGAGTTGGCCAAGAAGTTTATAGATTTCTTTAAGTACCAAAAAAACAAAGTTTTGTATTTATGGTATGACCGGGCAGGAAATCAATACCAGATGATTAAGCGAGATTTTGCGAATGAGATCAAGGACCATATCGAGAATTACGAAGGTGCCAAAACAGGATGGACAGTGGTTCTCAATTCTAAAAATCAGGCGAACATACTCCAGGAAGAAGAATACTTATTTGCCAAAAAGCTCATGGGTAATTATTATCCAAAATTACCGGAGCTTATTATAGATGCTTTGCAATGTCCAAACCTGAAATCTTCTCTCGAGCTTGCCAAAACAAAAGTCACCAAAAACGCCAAAGGGCAAACGGTGATCAAAAAGGACAAGTCTAGCGAAAAGTTACCTATTAAGCAGCTGCCCATGTATTCGACCAACTATTCTGACGCGTTTAAATACTTGCTTTATAGAAAAAACTGGGTGAAGATTAGTAATGGTCGTAGCATTTACCACACTAGTGATCCAGAGGTTTATTAGTATTAATTCTAATATGTTGTAATAATTAACTATATTTGGTTTTATACAATTAGCCAAATGAAACTTAAAACAAACGATCAATTTCTAGAAGAGATCAAAAACACAGCTGCGAAAAAAAGGATTTATCTTATAGAACTTCCTAAGATAATCGGGATGAAACAATCCACTTTTTATAGGAATATGAGCGGCAAAGGTTTGTTTTCTCTTCACCATTCTATTCTATTGGCAAATGCTTTGGACCTCGAGCTTCATTTGGAAGTTTAGAGATTGAAGCTTTTAGAAATAAGGTTGATAACGCCCGTATAAAAACACGTTTTAATGACTAAAAAATAAAATTTATGAGTTTATTATACAAACCAAAAGAAGAACAAACTTTGACTTGTGATATAAAAATTACAAAAGAAAAAACAATACAAATAGACTTCACATCTGATTGTGGAAAATTTGGAACAGACGAAATGTTGGCAGGATGGATATTAACTCCTGAAAGATTGCTTCAAATATTAAATGAACGAGAAGATATCTGTGATGACGAAACTTAGTTTTGTATATAACGGTTTGTGTATGGCAAGTAGCCGAAGCACAAAGATTGAATTAATAAGCAAACCTTAATAGGCTATTTGCTATACACGGTGTTAACTACTGTGCGACTTAATTAATAAAAAACATAAATAGAATGAAAAATTTACTTTGGTTAGATGATATTAGAAACCCTTATATAAACGAAGAAGGCAAAGTGCCAACACGTAAAAATGGCAAACACTATAATATAAATTGGGTTTTAAACTACAAACAGTTTGTTAAATGGATAGAACTTTTTGGACTACCTGATGCTATTTCTTTTGACCACGATTTAGCGGATGAACATTATACGCCTGAATACTTTTGGAATAATTATGATGAAAGTAAGAAGTTTCAAGAGTGGCGTGGTCAAAATTACCAAGAGAAAACAGGTATGGACTGTGCTAAATGGTTAGTAGATTATTGTATGGACAATAAAAATAAATTGCCTGAAATATTTGTACACTCTGCAAACCCTGTTGGTGCCGATAATATAAAAGGGTTGTTAGATAACTATCCCAAGCATTGTAGTTAACGTTTAGTATATGAATAGTGCGGATTAAAAACATAAAAATGGCAAAGACACGAGAACAAAAAAGAATTGAAAATGCGGACAAGGTTTGTAGAGAACTTAGATACCAAATAGTAAAATATGGATTTATAGGTGATTGGGATGCAATAAACAAGCATTTTAATTCTTGGATGAATAACGCTAAAAAATCAAAGTACGAAAGACCTTAGCATTATTTATATACATTGTTGTAACACGTTTTAATGTGATTACAACGTCCGTATAAAAACACGTTTTAATGTGTTTTATACATCGTTATCAAATAGATTTTTTACCATTGCGCGTTTAGAAAGTTCATGCCTTAATGAACTTGAAGATAAGCAATGAACATCGGGCGTAAGCCCGATTTTTTTTGAATAAAAAAGGGGCCTCATTCTGGCCCCCGATTTATTTTATAACATTCCTTCATCTGCAAAACTGAAATAACCTTCACGGCTAAAAATTAAATGGTCCAAAAGTTTTATGTCCAAGTAGCTTCCAGCAGTTTTAATTTTATTGGTTATAGTTTTGTCGGGTTCACTCGGATTGAGAGCTCCGCTAGGGTGATTGTGAGCTACAATTATGCTGGTGGCATGTCCTAAAATTGCAGTTTGAAAAATTAATCGAATATCTACTACTGTGCTGGTCATGCCACCGGTTGAAATTCTTTTTACTCCCAAAATTTCATTTTGATTATTGAGAATAGCAACAAAAAAATTCTCTCTATAATCCATTTCATCCTCAAAGAATAGGCGCAGTATTTTTTCAACATCAAAAGAAGATCCAATCTTGTTTCCTAAGATAT